TAACTCTTTTGTTACTGGTGCAGGATTGTCAGAACTTAACTCAACAATGTCATTAATGATTAATGAATATAGAGAATTAATTAAAGTTGGTTTAACAGAGATGGATGCAAAAAGATTAGAGATGGATACAATCATGTCTTATCAAACAGGTATTACTAAGAAACCTATAGCAGGTTATTTAAACGGTACTGCATTTTCTGAAAACTATCAACCATTAGTAGATATTGGTGGAGATTATAGAACAAGACGTATCTATGGTGTTATGGCAGGATTTGATGAGCCACAGAAAATTGTTACTGGTTTACAGTTACTACAAGCTGGTGTTATAGATATAGAAACATTACAAGATAATATTGATGGTCTTGAAAATGTAGCTAAGGTACAAGAGCGTATTAGAAAAAATAAAGCAGAAACTGTTTTATATGATTCAATACTTGGTAGGTCAGCACAAGGTGACATGCAAGCAACAATGGCTGCAATAGCTATATATGAAAATCCAGGTAATATACTTGATATCCTAAGACAGTTTTACACTCCTGAAGAGCCACAGATGACACCTGAGCAAATGATGATGATACAACAGCAACAGCAAATGGCACAGATGCAGGGTGGACAACCACCTTCATTAGCTCAAGCATTTGGAATGTAATGGATTTTGTAGAGAATGAATTTTGGGACATGATTTATCAAGAATACGGTGTAACTGACGAATTAGATATACTGTCAGAAAATGTAACTGAAATTATAACTCCACAAAAAGGTATTATTATATTAATAACAAAGGAATTTTATAATGGCAAAGAATCGTACTAGAGGCGGTTTAAGAGAACCTGCTAAACCAGCACCAGTACCAGCAGCAGGACCTGGAGCAGGCAAAGGAATGAATAGAACAGATGGTGGACCTGGTAGTTCTACACAACCTATAAGAAGAATACCTGGAGTTGGATATGGTGAGCAATCAGCTTTATCAGCTCAACAAGCTGCTGCACCGTTACCTGCACAAGGTGGACCATCTATGGGAGGTCAAATACCTACAACACCTATGCGACCAGATGTTTTTGCAGGTACTGAAAGACCTAACGAACCAATAACAGAAGGTGTACCTATAGGTATGGGAAGTATGCCAATAGAAGAAGTACCTAGTGTAAATGTATTATTAGCTGCTCTGTATCAAGTAAATCCTCATCCTGCAATTGCAGAGTTACTTAATTCAGGCAATTAATGATTATATTTCCTGACCCAATATTTGAGGAAGAATTTTTAACACTCAAAGAAAAACAGAATAAACTGTTTAAAGACAATGTCCAAATGTTTAACGACAATCCTGATTTTGCTAATGCTTTAACACAAAACATTGTAGAGTTAGATAATCTACCTAAATCAACAATTGTAGGATTAACACAGTTAGGTAAGACTGCTGAAGATAATGATGTGCAAGAACTGCAATCTGCTATTTATGAACAGTCTGTTAAAAAAGAAGCAGAGATTTGGGAACAGATAAATCAAAAGTATCAATCACAAGATTATCACAATGATATGCGTATAACTTCTTTGAATGGTGCAAAAGGTGATATCCAGTATGGTGTATGGTTTGCTGCAGGTTTAGATTGGGCAGCAGAAAATGCATCTATTTGGAATCCGTTACCAGACCCTTCTTATGCTGGACCTATTGTAAAAGGCACAGATAAAGATGGAAATATTGTTAATATGCAAAATCCAGACAGTCCAGCTGCAGGTAGAGCTTGGAAATACATACAAGCACTTGCTGCATACGACAAATTCTTAATAGACGGTATGTCACCAGACCAAGCTGCTAAAAATATTAAAATAGATATTAGTGGTGCAGATGTTCCAAATTTAGGTATAGATACTAATTGGAGAGGTGATATACAAAAAACAATAAATATTATTAGCGAGGCTAAAGATAAAGCAGGTGAACCAATACTTAATGCTATGATTCGTGAAGCACAAGCAGGTAAACCATTAAATTACAACAGAGATAACTGGTTTACATTTGAAACTATTGATGCAAGAAAAATGCCTCATTATCAAGACCTTGTAAAGATTTATGGATATAACGACCAACAAGCAGTTAATCTTATTTACAAACACATTGGTAGACCATTAGCTCCTTTAGAAGAAAGTGGAGAAATAAACTACCTAAGTTTAGAAAAACCAAATCAAATTAACTTTTTTGCTGGTAGAAGAAACAAAAGCTTTGTTTATAACACAGATGACCTTATGCGTAATGAAGAATCATACGAACAGTTACTTCCTTATTCACCTGGTAGATATCAAGCATCTTATATTCATGCACCAGGCACAGATGCATTTAACAAACTTTCTGGAAAAATAGACTTTGTTTATAAAGCTGTACCAGAAATTCTTGCAGGTAAAGGTACTAGAGGTATTAGCAACCAATTTAAAAACTTACGTAGAGTTAACAAACTACTTGAAGCTGAAGAAGCAGGTCAAATAGTAAGAACTGGTAAAAAGATTAATTTAAATCCAGGTGGTATTAGAAACGAAGTTATCGATAAAGTTGGTAATGCTATTGATGGTTTAACAGGTAAAGGTATATCACCATCACTAATTTCTTGGAAAACAGCTAAATTAAAAGAAGTTGACGAAGAAGCTATTTCTCTTTACAAAGCAAGCAAACGATTAATGAAAGAATACGGTATTGCTGGTGGACGTGTACCTAGATTTTTTCAACAAACTAAAGATGAGTTTTTAAGTACTCCTTACATGGAGGAACTATACAGTGCATTAGCAGAAACAAACATACAAGATATTGCAAGAATTAAAGGTAATCCTTTCTTTAGAAATACTTCTGGTAATTTAATAAAACAAATAGCTAAAGAAACTGATAGAAATAAAATTAAAACAACTTTTGGTCAGTTATTTGATGAAGGTGTAACTATTAAAAATCAAGGAACTAAAAGTTTTGACCAGATAGATATGATGCCTAAAGCTGCTTCATTTGCTTTAAACAAAGCATTAATTGACACAGCTAAAGTTGGAGAAAAGTTAAGCGGTAGTGATAGTCTAATTAAAAAAGGTGCTGGACAGTTATTAGAAACAATAGGTAACAAAGATGCTAAATACAGAAGTATTAGAAGTTACTTAGGACAAGGTTTAAATGCTTCAATTACTCCATTTACAACTGGTAAGAAATTTAAAAAGACATTATCAGTTATAAAACCTTTAACACAAAATGACAAAGTTATTGATGGTACTTTTGCTTTATCAAGATACCTTCCAAGAAAAGAAAACATTTATCAATCTTTTGAAAATTTAAAAACAAATATACAAGAAATACCAAATGTAACAGATAAAAAATATGAGAAACTTTTAGGGTTTGGTTCTACTTTTAATGCTGGATACACTCCATCACAAAGAAAAATGTTATCTGTTATACCAGAAATGGGTATGCCTCTTAGAAATGCAGATGCAGCTTTTGACCAATTGTATTCTCACTTACAAGCTGTAGGTTATGGAGAAAAAGAAATGAGTACAATTCTGAATGAATTTTTAACTGTAGATTTTCTTGACCATAAAAAAGTACGTAAGTTTGCTTACGAGCAGGGATTGCGTGATGTTGATTTAGTTAAACAACAAGGTGGTCAATGGAAAGTTGTTGGTGAAGCTATGAAAAAACAATATGCTGACGAAGAAAAACGTTTCAAAATGTTTATTGATGAGATGGGCGAAGATATGCCTTTTAATGCTATGGGTGGAGAAGGATTAGAAAAATTTAAAACTGTAGATTACAGAGGTCAAGAAATAAATATTATTGTACCTTCTGCTCATTTAATATCTGAAATGGCTGATAACTCTGTGCAATTAATGGATTACAGATTAGTTAACCGTGCAATGGGAAGCATGTTTAAACAATATGATGAAATTGATAGCGTATGGGATAGTGCAGGTATTTTTTACAATGATGCTAAAAAGTGGATAAGTTATCAAAATTACTGGGGTAAAGAAACAATAAATCCTTTTATGGAATTAAGTAAAGATGGTACGTACAAATTTAAAGGACTACCTACAAAAGATTTAGCTGCTGATGCATTTACATTAACATTAGATTTTTATAACAGAAACTTATTTAAACCAATGGTTTTGTTGCGAGCAGCATTCTTTACAAGAGTTTTCTTAGAAGAACAAATGCGATTTGTAGCAGGACACATGGATGGTTTTTTTAATCATCCTTTACATTACATTCAATGGGTAACAACAGGTCCACAAAAAGGTAGAGTTGGCAGGGGGTTACAAAAACTTCTTAGAAAAGAAGGTACTGAAATAACTGATGCTAATAAACTTTTTGATAGTTTTGAATATTTAAATGCTACACAACAATCATTTTCTATGGCTGGACTACAAGGTAGAAGCAGTCTAAGAAATAAAGCTGTGAAATATGTTGCTAAAAAGAAATCACAGTTAAATCCTTATGAGTATGCAGAAGCTGTTGGATTTGAATTGTTGTTATTAAAGAATGACGATATTGCAAGTAAAGTTGCACAATTTGGATATGGCTCTGATGAGTTAATGGAATGGATATTTTCAAAAGAAGGTGCATTAGCTAGAGAGAGATTAGTAGAAATGGGTGGTAGTAGATTTAGTAAATTAACTAACGATATGGATTTTATAGACCAGTATTTACAATCAGTTGAAGCTCGCATAAGAATTAAAACAGGTCAATTTCTTAGAAAAGGTGATGAAGTATTTTATGACGACAAAATGAAAACATACAGATACAAGATTGACAAAGCATATACAGGTAACCAGGGATTGCGTGATGCAATATTTATGGATGAAATTAGAACTTTTGATAGATTAGGTACAGTAAACATAGGTGATGATTTAAGAAAACCTTTAAAGAAAAATCAAGAAAGAGATTTTTATAAAACTATTCAAACATACATAGACCCTGATGGTGGAGATATGGATTTAGGATTTGTAAAACTATCTGAAGATTTAGTTAAAAGAAAAGATATGAAATTTTTAGCAAGAGTAGAAGATAGAATGGATACAGCTGTTAATTACGCATTTCAACATTTAATGACTAAACCAAACGCATATCTGTCTAGGTCTGTTGCATTTAATCAATTTAGATATGCTTGGATACTAGATAACTTTAAAAACTTTGATGGTAGGGTTAGAAAACAATTTATTGATGAAGCAGTAAAATTAGGAGTTCCTAAAAAAGTAATACAAGAAATGCGTGGATTTTCTAAATTACCTGCTGGTAGTGTTACTGATTTTAGAGTAGCTGATGTAAATGCTAGAGCATATGGTTTATCTGGTACAAAAGCATTATTATATGACACAAGTAAACGACATATGTTATCTGACGTAACAAGAAACGTATTTCCATTCCCTGAAGTATGGTTTGAGCTAGCTACAACTTGGGGTAAATTATTAGGTAATAACCCATATCTTTTACGTAAAGGTCAAGTTGCTGTAAGAGGTGCTAGAGGTTCAGGTGCGTTAGGTTTTAATGGGGAAGGTTTTTTTGCACCAGACCCAGCAAATGAAGATGCAGATTTATACATTGCACCATTTGGTGGATACTTAGGTAATTTAATTTATGGTAGTGATAGCAAAACAAAAGTTGTCGGCAAAAGTTATGTAACAGGTATTAACTTATTAGGACAAGGTTTTGTTCCTGGACCTAACCCTTATGTAGCATTTGCTTTAAATAAAGTATTACCTAAAAATGGTATAGGTGTAGAGTTTAGAGAAACAATTTTTGGTGAATTTACACCTAATGAAAGTTTTATAAAACAAGTAATTCCAACGTCACCTTGGTTAAAAAAAGCATTAGCAGCGATAGGTGGTGCTTTTGGAGGAGATGAAAATGCTTCAGATATATACAAATCAGAACTAGAAGCTATGCGTTCTTCATCAACAATTGATATTTATAGATACGGTAAAATAACTGGAGAAGAACAAAGATTATATAAAAAAGGTAAACTTGATAAATACTTAAAAGAAATTTATGGTGGACCTTTTAATCCTGATAATGTAGATGCTGCTGATATTGATTTAGCATTTATGGAATATTCTAAAAGTAAAGCTAATTTATTGTTTGCAGTTAGAGCAATTGTACAATTTGCTGGTCCAACAGGAATTAAACCTGTATATTACACAGAAGATAAAGATGGAAAACTTTGGGGCGTACAAGTACTTGCTGAAGAATATCGTAAAATACGTGATGATTTAGATGGTGATGATGTTCAAGCAGCAGAAAAATTTCTAAGTGAATATGGTATGGAACATGGATGGTTAACATCAGGTAAATCAATTTCTAAAGAAGGCAGAAGATTTACTACAGCTAGAACACAAGAATGGGCTGATAAAAATAAAGATGTTTTAAAACAATACACATTATCTTCATATTATTTATTACCAGATAATCCTGCTGATGAAAGAAGTTTTTCTCAATTATATCAAGATAGTGTTATGTTAACACCTGATGAATACAGAAGGTCTGTTAATGATACTATTGGTTATTACAGATATGCTGCTTTTAGTAAAAAAGTAGAAGAATCAGAATTAAATACTAATGAAAAAGTTATTCTTAAAAGATTAGTTAGAAACAGTTTAATACAAGATTTACCTGGTTTTCAAAGTCAGCAATACGGTTTAACAACTGCTGTTAAAGCAAAAGAAATACTTGCAGAAATGAAAGATACTTGGTTAAATCCAAACAGTTTTGCTGCAGGAACAGAAGCAGGTAAAGGTTTTACTGAAATGTGGGAAGTGTGGTCACAAT